CTGGCCCTTTATGACAGCCAAGTATGTCCGATAAACCCTATCTCGCAAATACCAGTAATATTGCGCGCGTCTATTCCTAAAAGTTTCATAGTTTGACCGGCTTTTATTCTCATCTGTAATCATTTTGCCGGGATCTTCATAAATTTCATCCGGGTTTTCTACGCCGTTGCTGCCTTTGAACTCTACAGCCTTAATAGCCTTGCCTTTAAAAGAGTCTCTAACCTGACGACGCAAAGAAACACCCATGCCATCGCAATCCCAGACAAAATGATCTGCACCGTTTTCAATGGCAAAATCCGTGGCCCAATCGCAACCGTCATTGACATCCCCAAATTTTTTAGACTGAGCATCTAAAAAAACAGACCCATGCCGGAAAGCCAAGCCTTTATCATCCGGCCCCAGGTCAGACGGATCATGCGAGGCAATCTTTGCGCCCCTGGGCTTGAATCCTAACTTTTTGTGAGCATCTATGCAGGCGTCAAACCAATCAGCTGATATGATCGAATTCTCAATAGAATCGTTGTATTTTCCCTCCCAGACATGATCATAAAGCGCCCTTTCAAGGGTTTCATAGTCGTATTTTCTTTCTTTCTCCAGAACAGCGGGAAACCAGGGGTTGTCGGAGTGGTTGACGATAATAATTAAGTGCATATCGTCCTCAAAATATCCGTCACGATCCAATGCTGTTTGATATGGGACTATGAATCGCTGAGAGAAAGGGTCAGCACTGGACATCACATTACCCGTAAACCAAATTTCAGAATCTTCTACCCTGACAGTAGGCGTTAATATTTTAATCGAATCCTTGGATAGAAATTGGGCTTCTTCCACCCAGAAATATTTAAATCCCTGCATAGATTTAATGCCGCCAATGGATCTGGCCAGGCCCCTAAAACGCAATTTCCCGCCATCATTGTGATCGATATATGATTTCTGAATTATAAACCCAGGGATTGCCAGTCGTTCAATTTCTTCTTGAAGCAGAGCGTGGACAGAATCCTCAATACTGTTCTGATATTCCCGGAAACAACCGACTTTCGCAGCCTCAGTCTGAACTTTCATGGCCATGATGTCTCCAATGGTGGTGCTTTTTGCACTGCCACGTCCGCCGATAATAACCTTGAACCTTTTCGGAATCTCAATTAATGGCAATAACTTCTCTGGGATATCCATTGCAGGCATTAAGGATTTCCCCCGCCAGGCCGAATAGCATTAACAGTCCAGACCATATCTCTCTTTTTCCCATCATCAGGCTCAGCATCATCCTTGATGTTATACGCCTGCCTCTCAAGGGCAATCCTTTGCGCCCTGACGGCTGCCAGATCTTTCAACGTTTTAGCTTTTTCAGAAACGGTAAGATCAACATCAATGGAGCTGATATCCCCCTGGAATGATGCAAACTGGCCTCTCTGGGGCTTGGCTCCAAGCTCAATCAAAAATTGCTCTTCCAAATCAAGTAAGGCCCGGATCTCTACCCTGTGTCGAAGTTGGACATTAGTTCCGACATCGGCAGCCGTTTCGATATACTCATCATCAGATATCTTGTTACCTGTAACCGAACTTGTAACTAAACTTGTAACCAGTTTTTCTTTGATCCGCTTTTGCACTTTTTCAGCAAAGTTTCGGGTCCAGCTTTTTTGCTTGGCTTTTTTGATAATGGCAACATGAGTGACGGTTGTTTTCCAAACTTGTGAATTGACATGATCTGCCATATACTGGGCGCAAATTTCGTTCAAAGATAGAGACCCAGCTCTATAAAGCTGTTCTATGCTGTCCCAATCTATGTACTTCCTTTTAGCCATCAGTGAATCTCTCCATATTGGGGGTATCTTGAAAGTATGAGATTTATACTGAAAAGAGGATGCTCTTTTTTTATCAAGTCCCAATCAATCAGTTTTCTTTTAGTTTTTGTGGTAGGTGGGGTCAAAATTAATACATTTTCCCTTTTAGGTTATTATTTGGGAAATGTAAGCTTAAAAAAAAAGACAATCAATTATTTTTATTGATTGTCTTTTTACTTTAGGGTGAAAACTCTTTAAAAAATTAAAATCTACCTCATTTCAATCTCAAGAGGTATTTTGTCAAAATCTCCAAGCAGGTTACAATTCTCGCTGGCCAAAGGGAAAGCCTTCCTGATTGACCTGATGACAATCGACGTATCTCTTCTGGCTTTTTTAAGATTGTCTTTCACAGCTTCATACTCAACCAAAGCTTTTTCAATGTTCCAGAACGTATCCATGGTGGCCTGGAGAAACGATGCCACGGCCAGGGGTGATATTGCATCACGTCGAGCCGGTTCCTGAATATATGCCCCTGTTTTGCGAATCTGGGGCAAGACTTCAGATGTTACCCATTTGCGGAATTTCTTGGCCTGGGGCTTTCGGGATTTCATGATGAGGGCGTATAGGCCGGATTCGTTTACCAAAACCATGGCTTTTCCTGGTATTAGGCCTAAGTGGTTTCGATCCACTTTACTAATTTCGTCAAGATCAAGCCTTTTCGAAACATCTCTTGTTTGAACTCCTAAAATTCTACAAGCGTCAACAGCCACAAACCAAACTGAACCGTCTGTTTTCTGAATTGTTCTTACTTCATGATTTGTTGAGTTTTTGAACTGAAAGGCGATTACGTTGGTGGATTGATTTTCTTTCATAATGGATCTCCTTGTAAAAAACTGTTTAAAAGATCCCGCCCTTTACTTCCAAATAAAAAGCGGGCCACATACGGTTGGAAGGCTGGCCACAAGGCAACCAGCAGACCTAAAAGGTCTCCGCACATGACCCGCCAAGAAAATACAAATAAAAAAAACGCCGTACTTTTGGTGGGCGCTCATGCGCCTTGTGTCTCCAGCTTCCAAACCGGGTCCAGGATTTTGCCTGAACTGTGTCACCATTGCACGATTGTTTTTTCATGTCAAGTCTTTATTTTTATTGATTAATTCCTAAAAAGTTTCCCATATGGGAAAACGCAAGCCAAAAAAAGAGCAACTAAAATAGTCACTCTTTTAAATTAATCCTGTAATTGATCAGCAGATAACGCCATTGCATTGGCAAGTTTTTCAAGAGTTGCAGATCTATTCGTATTTTCAACCCGTTCCATCTGAGAAAAAGCAGCTTGTGTTATCCCTGCTTTTTTTGCCACCTCTTTTTGAGTCAACCCCAGATAAAGTCTCCATGCCTTCACCAGGTTATAATTTTTTTTAATAACAAGCCCCACGACTTCATGGGGTACTAATCCGCTGTCTTTGCTTGGTACCATGGACAAGTATTCGTCATAAGGGATAACCGCAAAAGCAGGAAGCCCATTTTGTTCAATTATTTGAATATTAGTAGGTCTGTTCATCTCTTTTTTTAACCTCCTCAATTTGAATTATTTCAAGGTCAGCGGTAAAAATAACTCTCCAACTGCCAACCCTAAGTCTATAATCATCACGATTTGCAAGTTTTTTAACATTTCGGCAATTTGGGAAAGACGATAACATACCAACCGCATCATAGATTTTATTTTTTGTTTGAAGATTCTTTATTTTTCGAATCTGCTTAACTGCTTTTTTATGCCATTTGATTTGCTTCATAATTCATAGTTAAACTTATATTTTAGCATTGTCAACTTATATTATAAGTCTATCTCCTTATTTTATAAGTTTAATCCCCAAATAATCCTTAATCAACTCGATTGCCTCAGCGTGTCCCCGGCAAACAAGAGCTAAATATCCTTGCTCATTTAACAGCTTCATATATCTTTTTTGATCAATACTCACCACGCCACGGAAAACCCGTTTTAATTCAATATACAAACCCGAATAACGTCCAGTACAACTTTTAGCAGGCAAGACAATATCCGGGACTCCTTTTCGATTTCCTTGCAGGTACATTTTTTTTCTAAGCTTAGGAGCCAACCTGACGCCATTCAATGTTCCATATGCCAATTGTAATTTTGAATATCGGATCTGGTTGGCTCTGATCCATTTGAAAATTATTTGTTGTTCTGTTTCTTCCAGGAGAGTTTTATCTTTTGTTGCTTTTTTCAATTTTTATTTTTCCTTTTTTATTCTTTTTTATTTTCTATCTTCACACACAAAATCATAAATATGTTTTCCAGTCTTAAGCTGGAAATATATATATTTATATATACTCTCGTCCGGATAACCGGATAAGCAAAAAATTCAATGATTTCAGATAGTTTCCTTATCCGGATGGCCCGTCCGGATAAGCACCCGTCCGGATAAGCAAAAATGGCCATTCTTTATCCGGATGACAAATCCGGATAAGCCCGGATAAGAAATTATTTTTTTTATTAATCAATAATATCAATGGTTTAAAACCATTCTTTATCCGGATGACAAATCCGGATAAGCCCGGATAAGGAATCGGGTTTTTTGTAACTCTTATCCGGATGGCCCGTCCGGCAGAGTCCGGATAAGCAATATCCGGATAAGCAAATGCTATTTTTGCCATAAAATATGTGTCTTTTTTGATCATTTTTTTATGATATCCAGGACTGTTTTATTACTGTTACCTGTGCCGGTTTTTATCCACTTTGCCACACCCTTTTTAACCATAAAATCTGTTATATCTTTATAGCTTTTTGTTCTTTCAAATGATGAGTGATTTTCTTTCATGGTGTTGGCAATTTCTTTTGTTTGCGATCCTTCTCCAAGTGCATAAAGGGTATATAGCCCTTTATCATCTTTAAGCAGTCCATGCAGAGTATTAGCCATTTCAGATAACTCTGTATTCTGTAAAGTCGTATATTCCAATACGCCGCCTTCTCCTCTTTTAAAATAAAGAGGGTGGCTTCCCCTGGGTGAATAATTATTCTTAGGTGCATCAAAAATTACAAAATTATGTGGATCTGTAATCCTATAATAGTCTGCCGTATTTTTATCCATGGGAATCATACCAGCCTGCCAACGACAACCATCGACAACCGACGACGCACCCCTGTTCATAGCCTGAGACAGCTTTCCTGCTTTATCTTCTGCCGTATGGGCAGCAAACAGGATGTTTGTATTATACCTTTTTCTAAGAGTTTCAAGACACCCAACCCATTGGGTGCCATGGTCATTGTTATTCTCTTCCAGGCCATAAAAACGGCTTTTAGGGTCAAGGATAACAACGTCCACTCCTGGATGCCCTTTTATAGTTTCATCCAACCAATAGAAACCATCTGCTCGGACCGGATTCTTTCCATCCATTTTCATTAAAGGCCCCACCTCACCATACACACTGGCTGCATAAAGATTTTTAGAGGGTTTCCCCTTGCAGATATCCCAAAAACGCCGCCCTAGTTCGTCCTGGTCATCCTCTCCAAAGATACAAAGGGTTTTAAGTGGCTTCGGCGCCTTGATCGGCCCAAAACTGCCCCCGGTTGCAAAGGCCTGTGCCAAAGACATCAGAAAAAAGGTTTTCCCGGTCCCGCCCGTGGCTGCCAGAACGCCCACTACGCCCTTTGGCATAAAACCTACACCATTAAGGGTTAATATGTATTTCCTGGGTGCAGGTTTTTTGATTAGCCAGCTTGTAAGGGCTGTGCTGTTTTCCATAAAAGGGGGAATGATTTGCCGTTCTGCCTCCACTCCCGTCTTCACTAATTGAGCAACAACAGCGGTTGGCCCTTCCATGGCAAAAAGATCATTAAAGTCAGTAGGCGGTTTGTCACCTGGATCTACATTCTGAAACACTGGCCATACAAAAGGCACCCCGATATCTAAGGCCGCCTCTTTGGCTTTTGTAACACCAGGATTGCCAGGAACGTGTCTGTCGTCATCTGCTGCAATGGTAATATAGTGAGACGGGAATATTTCCCTTATAACTTTTGCAACCCTGGGCAGGTTCCCAGAATCAAAGGCACATATAACCGTTGCCCCGGTTGCCTCATGAATTGACGCCCCGGTTGAATAACCTTCACAAATATAAAGCTTATTATTACCCTGGGCTCCCTCAAATTCAAAGAAAAACCCCTTCCTTGCTCCTAAAGGCTGATATTTCTTATCCCCGTTTGGTTTGATGTATTGAAGGGAGTGGATCTCTTTATTCCCATCAATAGAAGGAATTAAAAGCCGATCTTTTTTATCAACTCTTAAATGATGAGAATTCACACCCTTTTTTTCAAGGTATGAATGGGCCATACCGATAACCGGCATAGCAGCACCCCATTCTTTTTTGGCAATTATTTTAGCCTGGGCATGGTTCTTTTTTTCCTGTGCCTTCCTGATAGCCTTGGCCGCTTCCATGTCCTTTCTGTATTTTTCACGCTGTTTATATGTCAACGTGCCTTCAGAGACAGAACACCAGGTTCCTTTTATCCCCTTTTGCCAATCTCCGAAAGCGGCTCCGCATATGTCGCCCTGGAAAAACACATACCAGCAGGCCTTCTTTTTACCAAACCTGTGTAATTCTCCATCAGCGATAATCCCCCCGGGGTCAAGGCCATGCTCTGCCAGTTTTTCGGCGAAAGCCTGAATAGGATCTTGAGGGGCTTGGTTGCTATCTTCCTTCGGCTCTCTTTGTGGCGGTGCATTGTTAAAATCTATTGGCATTGTTTTCCCCTTCTATCTATAAGGACCGTCCTGAAAACTTCCATAATTGTTTCCTTTTTGGGAAAAAAGCAATTAAAAAAATAGAGAATCCCATTTCTCTACAAGATTTTCCGTGCCTCTGTCAAAATAAAGAGAGAGGGAATTCAACAGATTCAGGACTGCTTGATCACAATATTTTATAGTGGCCCCGCCTGGGGGACAAAGAATCGAAGTATTTGTCCTTTCCAATAATTTAAAACAAAAAGCCGCCCCGTCACAGTTTAAGGCAATTCCACCGCCAAATTCTTCAAAAAGGACATTTATTTCGTCTATGTAGGCCGCATCTGGTTGCGGTAATTGACGCAGGCGGTTATCAATCTGATGCATCAACGCCCGGCACAATCTACGGATTTTCCCTTGTGGGAGCCCAATCTTAATTGCATTTTCCGGCATTGACTTAATTAAAAACAATGTGGACATTCTTTTCTTTTGATCATTTGTTAAGAAATTCATACTAAATACTCCTTCATTTTAATTTCTATATTCTTTTTAAAGGCTTCCATGGTTGAATTATTCTCTATTTCAATATCATATGAGTATTCCCCATACAGCCGGTCCCCGGTTAAACTCAACCCGTTCTTTTCGGCTTTAAGCTCGGCCTGGGTATTAATAACCCTGACGGCAACGCAAGGGAGTCCGACGGTTTTGCAATGAGTTACCAGTTTTTCAATTTCGTCTGGTTCCCGGATATCGACAAAAAGCAGGTCTATTTTAAAAACAATTGCCGATTCAATTTCCAAGATCACCTTTTTAGTGGGAATATCATTGTATGCAATGGCAACCTGTTTTAACCCGGCTAAAAGGTTCCTGCCCCTTGCGTCTTTGACTCCATCCCATCCAAACTCTTTTTTTGCCACTTTTTTGATCCAATCTATTGAAGAGTAGGAATGGGTGTCCAGCCATGTTGATTCCTTGAAATATTCAACAAGGGTTCCCTTGCCTGCCTCTGCCGGTCCGTTCAGTATAAAAATTTTCATTATTTCCTTATTAAATGCCTTTGTATTTAGCTTCAAGTTTACCTATCATTTGTTCAATCGCAGAGAGAATTCTCCATTGGTTTCGGGTGTACCTTCCTGTAAACAGAAAACTCACTTGCTCGAATTTGCCGTTGACAAACACGATGGTCACCTCTCCGTTGGTTTTGACCATAAGGTTTCCACCAGAGTTGATGGTAAGCTTGTAAACGTCTGTCCGTGTTAATTCCATGCCATATAAAAGTTTTTGTTGGCTCATAATGCGATAGTTAACTTTCAAGCGTAGCGCAGTAAAGTTCAACTACTTATTAGCGGTTTCGTGATTCTTACCGCCCCATTGTTCTGCCATTGCCTTTGCTATTCCTGAATA